CGCAGGTTCGTCGAAGGCCCCTGTACTTGATAATCGCTCAGGGTGTAAGCGACTCTCTTTATGACTTGAGAGAAAAGTTTTCGCCTAACTTTCAGCTCACAGGCATTTGCTAATATCACTAATTCCAACTGCAATCATCTAAATCTAGCACCGATTCCACATCTGTCTGCGTTATATCTTGATACGATTCATCCTTAATATTCTTACTCACTAATGTGTGCCAAGAAGGAAAACCAGACACCACCTCCTCCACCGTGAGACCCATCTGTCGAAGTTTCTTTAAATCATCGAGCTTAATTCGCGAATGGAGCACTGCCTGAAGATCCTCAGTAACTCCTGACGCAATAAGAAGCTCGGCATAAAACATTTGCAACCGAAGATATGCTGCTTCATTAGAGGCATACGTCCCATATGCATGACCCACCACGGATAACATGGTATCTATGCAGTCCCGAGGCTTCGTAACTCGACCCCAAACAGCCCTCACTATATACTCCCTCCACTCTCGAAACGGCAAAAAGGTAGGCTGCCCTGGCTGATTCCTCAACGGATTAACGATGAACTGATGCTTAAGAAACGTCGCTCCCCATCCAATGACCCACCCATCCTTCACCCGGGAACAGAATGGTATCCCATCCTTTACATCTCTCATATCCACGTTAAAATATTGCTTCATAAAGCTCTTAAAATTCGTTGCCGAGAAGTGAATCGACCCCTTCCCTGTTCCCTTATTATACAGATGATCATCCCCATAGACTATTATCATCACTATAGAAAGGAGTTCCATCTCTAATTCTTCCTGATCTTCTGGCGGAGCGTGATGAATCTGATGAACCGCAAATAGACAAAAGTACATCGCCATTATCCAAGAATCCATATGGCTCGTATTATACGCTCCTGATGGAACCCCTCCGCGAACAAACCCCCACACTGAGCCGAACAGTTGAGATATCCGCATAATCATGTTTTTTAAGAGAAACTTCACTATCTGCTCAAATACCGGATAATCCTCCGAATTCGGATCTACGAAGTTTGACATGGTTGACCAATATAAATTAACCCATTGTTCTACCACTGTCTGATCATACAACTTCGCATCTCCTTCACACATTTGATGAATAAACGCATTATCAAGATTTACACCTAGACACCTCGCTAAAGTATCCGCCCCACCGTGAGACCACTTATGACCTATACGAATAACCCAACCCCGCTCTCGAAACATTCTAATATGGGAGACAAGTCTCTCCATCAAAATATAAATAGAGCAGGGAATATTAAACACCCGGAGTTTTTCCTTCCATTGTGCCATCTTCTCCGGTGAGACCTGTTTATCAAAACCAACAAAGTTCTCATCCTTCGGGGGAGTTACCCAGGGAATATTAGGCTCCTTTCCTGTTCGAAGGTATTCCAGTATAGCATCTACTTCCTGCTCAAAGGTATCTATTTTTTTTCCATTAGGGGACACCTTCACCTCCTCTGGGTGATCTACATTCGGTCGAATAGTTCGTTTCTCACCATTACTTCGACCGTTCGACGCTCCCATATACATATCTTTCAAAGATGCCATTGTCAACCTATAGACGTCTTTTCGAGTCAAATCTACCCTCATTTTACGATACAAAACGTCCATGGCCTCATTTAAAAACTTAAAGGCATCTCGTGGAGCATCCCCCACATCCGGTCTCGACATACTTAAAATAGCCCGAGCCATTTTCTGAGGATACAAGTTGGCCATCGCAGCTACCACATGAGGACGACCACACGTCTCCCCACAAGCCCAATGAAACATCGATTCCTGACGAAGACACAATTCCTGGAGAGAAAGAACTTGATCACCTTCCTCTCCCCAGATGCGCTTCATTGTTGACCAAGAAATATGCATAAACTTGAATCGATACTTCAAATAACGAAAATCCGCTCGACGAAGTGCATTCTTCACTTGAGGGTGCAATCCTTGAAGAACGACCTCCTGAGGCCAACGAGCTGGACTATCCACTATCGGCTCACATGACTTCATAGTTCCGCCTGGCAAAATTTGCGATCTAAAAAAAGCTTCTTCCTTCATTACTGGGTTATCCACCGTTGATAAGGTACTAAAATCATACGAATTGATATACCCTATTGCTTCCAAATACTTCTCTGTAAGAGTTCCCGAAGTAAAGTCCACCTTAAACCCTTGCGTCTTCAATGACACTCCCTGAACAGTTAAGGTACATCCACACGTCTCCGAATGATTACATTCCTCACTCGAAAACTTCAAGGAAAAATTTTTATTCATATTATCTCCGCTTGTTAGTCTTTTCACCTGAGTACCTTTTAAAAAAGAGTTCTGTCTAGCTAACCGCTGCAAAATATTGCACGGTGTTGTCCGACCTGGGATTGGATAGTGTATAATATGGACTAAAACTCCTAGCAACTAATGCCTAGTCGCC